TTTTATTACATACCAATCAGTAGGTGCTAATAATCCTGATGCTTGTTGTTTTATAATTTTTTTCTTTTCTGTTTTTAAACCATAATTAATTACTTGGTTGCCATCTTCATCTAAAACATTTTCTCCATCTTCATCAACAACATCTTCATCTTCTAATCTTTTTGGTGTAGCAGTTCCCCATGATTTTGTAACTTGATTGTCTGCAAAATTATATTCTTCATTAGTATTATTATAATATGCTTGATCTTTAAAATTTGATGAATCTGTGATTACTTCATAGATACCTATATTATTTAGTTCTGACTTTGACCATAATTGAAATATTTTAGCTGGGTATCTTACATCTCCTATAACTATTGATTTAGGATTTGTAATTAGTTTTGATATTGAGTTATCTTCTACTATTGCATACATATCTTAACTTTCACTTAAATTTAATGTTCTACCTACTTCTTGCCATACAGCACCATTATATCTAAATACTAATATATCAGTTTTACCATCTGTTGAAGTAAATGTTGGTGCAGTTGAAGCCGCAAATTCAAATACTGTATTAAATGCTATTGTGTGTGAACCATTGTAATTAATTTCTAAAGCAATAAAAGCACCCTCAACATTGTTAGTAGGTGCAGAGAAAGTTGTGTTTTCTGTTGTTACATGAAATGCGTTTGGTTTAGCAGAAGCATCCCAAGCAACAGCATTTGATGAAGATGTTAATGCTTGTTGTGTTACATTAGCGGCATTAAAAGTTAATACTCCAGCACTACTACCATCAATCCAAGTTGTAGTTGTTGAGCCATCATAACCAGCAATTAATAATTGTCTATCACCTGTGTTACTAGATACATCAACATTTGCTCCAATAATTACATTTCCTTTTCCTTCCGTAAGAGCATCCCCAGCTTTATAACCTACTGCAATATTATAATCTCCATTTGTAACTCCTTTTAAAACTTCCATTCCAATACCTGTATTTTGACTTCCAGATGTTGAGTCTGTTTGTAATGCTTGATAACCAACAATTGTATTTTCTGTGGCAGTTGTTAAAGACACTCCAGATCGACTACCAATAACTGTGTTTTTAGAGCCTGTTGTCATGCTTGAAGCAGAACCAAATCCAACGGCTGTATTATCATCTCCCTGAGTTATTGCGTCTAGTGCGGCAATACCAACTCCTAAGTTTTGGGATGCAGAACTTAAAGTACCTGTCGTTGAGTGTCCAATTAATAAACTATCTGTAAAATTAGTTCCCTCTTGTTTAAAAGAAACAGTATCAGTTGAGGAATCACTAAAATTTACTGTGTTTGATGATGTGTCAATTGTGGCAAAAGTAATATCATCTGAGCCATCAAAAAATTTTATTATTAAACTATTAGACCCTGAGTTTGTGGTATCAAGCCACATAGTGCCTGTCGTTGCACCACTTGGTCTTGAAGTTCCTGAGTGCATTGAATTTAATGCAGATAAAGAATTGTTTAAATCTGTCCTAAAACTAGGGAAAGATTGGTTAGCAATATTCATGTCGTGTTGTGCCATAATTTCTTATACTCCTTTAAAATCCTTTTGCAATAAAATCAAATGTTTTAGAAACTGCTGTATTTGAACTATTTTTAAAAGTTACATTAAATCCATTTATAGTTTTACTTTCTACTAAAAAATAGTCTCCTGTTGCCATTCCTTGTCCTGTAATTCCTACTGCATAATTAACAGTTTTGAAAGGATTTGTAAATGTTATTGATTTAGTTCCTGACCCACTTACAATATCATTTCCACTAAATATTCTATCTACCATATCTATTGTAACTGTAACTGCTGAAACAACAGGTGTAGAAGCATTATCTCTTGAAATTAAAACTACTCTAAACTTAAAATATCTAGCAGTATATTCTCCAATTACAAATGTTCTAAAATCTGTGTATGTTGAATTATCATCTGATGTTGCAATTTCAATATGTGCATTACAATTAGCTGGTGTGTCTCCATCAAAATTAGAAGAAGCAGAATCAAAATTACCACTTCTATTATCAAATAAATCGTCAGGATTATCTGATGTTTGTGTTAAAGATGCTGTAATTCTTGCTGTATGTTTAGCACCTATATCTATAACATCAGCAAATTGATAATTACCACTTGATTGAAAGTCTGCATTTGCTACACCTGAATCAAAAAATCTTGTTGTTTCGTCATCAAAATCTCCACTAGCCGCATCAAAAAGTTCTGAAGAATCTAATTCAATTGCATCATCTGTTATAACTGTATTTGTTAAAGTTCCACCAAATGTAGGATGTTCAGATTGTGATGCTACTGCATTGAAATTTAAAGCACTTGTAACATTAGAAATAATTGCAGTTGCGTTAGAACTAAAATTACCTAATTTATCTACTGCTTTTATTAAATAAGTTCCTGTTCTAGCTGGAACAGATATTGATGTCGCTGGTCTTGATACTTTCTCAACTAATGCTACTGAGTTTTGCCAATCAGCAGTTCCATCAGTTGCTTCTGAAAATCTTAAATTATAAAATGCTAAATCTAAATCAGATATTTGTTCCCAACTTAAATGTGCTTCCTGTCCTAAAATATTACATGATAATCCTGTAACATCTGATGGTGGTGCAATAGCACCTACAATAGTTCTTTGTGCAGATACATAAGTTGATGATACTCCTAATGTATTTACTGCTTTTACTCTTACATCATAAGTTGATTGGTCTATTACATTTAAGACTCTGTGATTTAAACCTGACCCTTGTGCATAAATAATAAAATTTGAATCTGTACTTAATTTGTATTCTACTTGATAAAAGTCTATAAACGAATCAGGAGAAGCACCAATAGCAACATCTAAAGCTACAATTACAGTTCCATCATTATATTCGATAAGTTGGTCAGTTAAAGTTACACTTGCTGGTGGTTGGATTGTAAATGGATTAGGTAAATTAGTAGATGGTGTAGAACTAACTTGTGCTTTACTTGCCCAAGTATAATGACTAGCTTGATATTCAACAAGTGATAATCCTATTGTAAAATCTTCATTAAATGTAATACCCATAACTCTAAATGCTTTTGCAGAAAAACCTAATGAACTATGTGTAATATTTACAATATCTCCTATGGCTAAATCATAAGCATCAAAGCTTACATTTAATCCTAATGTAATTGCTTCTCTTGATCTTCTTAAAATAACTTCTGCCATCTCCTCTGCCTGATATGGCGAGGTCAATGTCTTGAATGAAAATCTGCCCTCTAATAAGAATCCACCATCAGCAGTTTTCATAGTTGCGTGTTGATCTGCACTCGTAAGTCCACTATCATCTATTGGTGGAAATTGAACTTCATCTACTTGAAAGTTTCTATCAGGATTAACAAAACCAACTATAACTCTATTGTATCTTTCATTCTTTGTTGGAATAGATAAATTATATCCACCAATAATATCATCTTCTGTTAATGTAATTGATGCACTTCCTGTTGTCTCAATAATTAATTTATATTTTCCACTTGTATAAGGAAGATAACCTCTACAACCTTTTAATAATTCTCTAACATTATCTATAATTTTTTGTGATGTATCTATAACTGTATTTGTATCAAATATATTTATATCACTTGCACCTGAATATGGTGTGACTTGTGTTTCACAAACAACTGAAGCATCATAAAAAGATTGTAAATCTATTTCTGAAACAGCAATACCTTTTCCATATCTTGTGTTTGTTAAATAATCTAATAAACACCAAGCTGGATTTGTTTTGTGTGCCGCAGTTTGAGCCGCAAGACTTGAATTATAAAATACTACTTTTTTACCTTTTATTTTAGCTTGAACTTTTGGTATTCCTGTAAATGCGTCTTGATTCCATTTAAACCTTAATGCTAAATAACATAAACCTCTTAATCTATGGTTGCTTCCCCAAGATGATAATGTAGATAATAAGTCAGATGCGGTTTGACTATCTGTTCCAAAGAAAGGCTCAACTCTTATTAAGCTTTCACTATTTTTATAAAAATTACTATCTCCGCTTCCTACTTCTACTTCCGTTCCATCAGATAATGCACTTGCCCATGTAACAGCTTTATCATCAACTCTAATTTCTTCTATTGAGTTTATTTCTCCCTCTGACATAACAATAGCCATGTATAAATAAGTATTATCTGTGCCTGAAGTTTCCATAAAGACTCTAGTACCACCAACAAGTCTTTCACCATAAATTACAGGAATATTTGCATCATTAGATTGTTTGTTAAGTAATATACCTCGTTCAAAATCATCAAACTCATTTGTACCAAAATCTTCTATTTCAGGAACTTTTGGTCTTAATATCCATGCAAGAAATAAAGTTACACCAAGCTGTACTAATGGATTTGCAAAAAAATTAACTATAGGTGCTGGAATAAACTTAGAAATAAATTTTTTAAGACCCATTATGCTCTACCCCATTTTATATCTTGTACTGTTTGTGAAGAAAAATCCATACCAACATCAGAACTAAAAAATCTTTGTTGCGATGTATTATTTGTTTTACGACCATTTTTCTTTTCAAAGTCTGCCCAATTAGAAACTATTTGAAGTCCAACTACACTTTCTTTATCTGTTTCTGAAATGTCAAAACTATCTATCTTTCCACGATATAATAAAAATGGGTCTGCAATTAAAGCATTAGAGTCATCTAAAAATCCTCTAAAAATATCTACACTATCATTAACAACATTTTCATTTAAAACTACTGATATAAATGTTTGGTCTGCACCTGATAAACTAATACTTACACTTGATTTAGTTATATCTGTTTCTTCTGTGTGATTTGATATACCTAAGACAAAATCACTCGCACTATATGTAACAGATGACCCTGATACTGATGATGTTAAAGGGAATGAACAATCTGTTATATTTACAGGAGTTCCAAATCCAATAGTAATAAGATGAACAGGTCTAATATCATTTGTCGCTAGTTCGTTCTTTACTGCTGTCGTTAGTGATCTCGTCATAATCCTCTATAATTTTTCTTGTTACTTTCATTGTATCATAAATAATCCATTTTGCATTTTTACTAGGAAACTCATTATTATTCAATTTTAAATTTTTAACATCTATATCATCAGCATTAACTATTTCTTCTGCTAATACATCAACATTTATGTAATACTTAATTTTATAGAGTTTCTTCGACATCAAATTCAAATTGATACAATAAATTTCCATCTTTATCAGCACCAGCAACACCAAACTCCTGAATATCACTTGTTAAATGAACTGTAAAAGGAACATTATCATAAGTAACTGCTGAATTATCTGCTAAAGCAGTAATTAATGGTGGCTCTATTGTAACAGTAGCCGCATTTGAAGAACTTGTAACATCTGAAACGACCATATAAATTTTATCGTGTGACGCAAATTTTAAAAAATCTCCAGCTTTAAATCGACCAGCACCATCTCCAGCAAAAGCATCCATAGCAATAGTAGTATCTCCAACGGCATGAACTCCATTAACTAATACTGTTCCTGTTTCACTACCTCTAGCATCTTCTATTTCAGGTGGGATTATTGTAAAGTTTTCTTTACCTGATCTTTGTTTAACAATAAATGCCATTAAGTCTCCATAAACATCTGATCTTTTTGCAGTTATTATTCTTGCAGTAAAACCAAATCTTTGATTATCAATTTGTCTTGCAAGTTTTTTACCTGATTGTGATTTAGATATAATTGTATTTTGAATTGACTTTATTCCTAAAGATTCAAAGTTTGCAGTTGATATTGGAAAAGCACCTGACATTAGATTAGATTTTTACTCCCTCTTTCATTAACTGCGTTATTAATTATTTGTGTAATAGTTCCTCTGTTTCTTACTAACAGATCATCAAAACCACTTGCGTCTAAAGTATTAATATTAAAATTAACTGTTGTCTGTCCACCACCTGTACCTCTAGCGGCTTGTGTAATTTGTCCTGTTGAGTTTGGTATAAACATTTCAGCACCTCTTTCTCCAACTACAACAGGTTGACCTTTTGATACTGCTCCACCTTTAGCAAAACCAAAAAAAGAACTAGCCATATTAATTAAAGAACTTCCAAGATCGCTGTTAATTTGTTGATTTTGTTTTCTTTTTTCATCTGTGATTTTTTTTTCAATACTTAATTTAGTTATTAACTGTCCTATTTGTGTATTTTCCATAGCAATTTGTATTGATTGTCTTGCTATTTGTTCTATTAGAATTGCAAGTATTCTTGACAAGACATTCAATGCCATATTTCTTAATGTATCTGATAATTTTTCTCCAAATACTAATGATCTTGATAATGCTTGTGACATATTTGTAATACCATTGTTAATACCCTCAGCAATAATATTTTTTATATTTGCTTTTTTTTGTTTTATTTGTTCCAAAACACCATCATTAAGTTCTTTGAATTTTGCTATTGTTTTTTGTGTTGCGGTTGGAATTGCAACTGATAATTCATTCTCAATAGTATTTACAGCAATAGAAGCATTATCAAATACTTCTTTTACAGGAATTAAAGTTTTTTGTAGGTCTCTTGCATCAGGTAAAACATTTTTTACACTATGTGAAAAGTCTTCAAAACTATCTTTCATATCTTCAAATAGTTTTTCCATACCTTTAAATGCTACAAATATTGCTCCACCTTTTGCTATTGCTTTTGCAATACCTAATAAGCCACCTTTGGTAAATAAAGTTGCAAAACCAAAAGTCATCATAGCTTTTGATACATTTGTTAAGGCTATTGCTAAGTTAGTAAATAATGTAACTACTTTTACTGATATTAAAACCATTATTATATTTTTAAAAATATTCATATTATCTTTTAAAACAATAACTGCATCTGCAACTTTTTTTACTGCGAAACCTAAAGCGATTCCAATGTCTTGTGCTACTTGATCTATTTGTTTTGAGTTTTGTTCTAGGAATTTATCTAAAGCACCAAATTCTTTTTTAAGACTTTCAAATAAACCAGCTTCTAATATTACTTTTTTAAAGTTAAATATTTTATCTCCAATCATAGATAAAGTTCCTGTAAAGGTTTCTGCTAATTCATCAGTAGCTTTTCCAAATCTACCACCT